TCTCTTGAGCTTGTGGATCAGGTTGTGACATTTGATCTAACTGGACCATTAACTGTTCTTTGTTTAACAGACCTGATGTACCTATAATGCTTCTAAGTAGTATAGGAACAATAGGTGAGTTAGGTCCAAGCGTCTGCATCAAACCAATAAGCTGTTGCTGTTCGTGTTCCTTAGTAATAGCACCAATAGAAGACAACGTAGTAAACTTAAAGTCTTGCATTGGGTAACGATCAGGATCAAACTGCATATAACGATACGCAACCTTCTTAACCATCGGAATGATGAAGTCATCCTGAAACGATGCCATTGCCACACGATTTTTCTTGACAATAGCAGACATAGCTAACGACATACCCATACCGTTGTTTTGTCCCCCTCCTCCTGCTGCACTCTTGACCAACTCTGCCGAGTCTAGTGTGCCTGTTGCTTGCAGCAGCATTGCTTCAAAACCTTTTGCTGTTTCATAGTTAGAAGCATCCGTACTCCCGAACTTAAACGGTTGTAAGATTTCTGCAGGGTTTCCATTAGTTAGGATGTTTTTACCAGGTCTAACTTCGAACTTCATACCTCTCGGTAATCTTGTCGCATCGATACCCATCATAGGCGCAGTAGTTAACGCCAGAGAGTCCATATGAGAGCGTAGCTGGGCATCAATAGCTTTTTGCATGTTGTACCCCTTCTCGACTGTTCCAACGCCGTAGAAGAGTCCTGGACGAACCTCAGGTCTATATGCAATAATCGGTCTGTCTTCCATCATATACGGAGAAGCTTCTGCTTTTAATAACTGGTTGTCATTAGCAATAACAACAATAGCTTCTACCAGATCAGAAACAGTATCAGCAGCAGAGTTTTCAGGGAACAACTCAACAACTTCATCGTCTCCGTTTTCTAAGTCTTCTAAGTATTCTCTTGGTATAAGACCGTAGTAACGAATAATCTTAACTTTATCGTCTTGGTAAGTAGTATCTTCTAAGTGACTAGGATCTAAATCGTCACCTTCGTAGTGTGGCTGTATATCTACTTTACGGTAAACACCAGACTCAATACCTTTAACAATTTGATACAAACTAACATACTCTTCTACTGCAACACCCATCGAGTCATCAATAGCGTCAGCGTTAGGATCAATCAGTAAGTTTCTTGGATTAACAGGCTTAATTTTAACGACAGTTTTTTCTTGCTCAGTGACACCTACAGCAGCCATGTTTTGAGAATCAGGCATAGGTTGTGTAGTAGGTACTCGTTCCATTTCAGTCTTAACTAAAACTTCACCAATACCTGTGCCGTAGATTTCTGCTAGTTTAACGATAGAACTGACGTTGTTTATATATGCGTTGTTGTGTGTATCTTCTAACAGAAGAGATTGCATTAACTCAACGTCAACACTATTTTCATCTAAACCATCATCAGTTATTTCAAACAGTTTCCCGGATCCAGCAAAGCCTTCCATAGTTTCCGCAACCCTGTTATCAACAGCTTGACGGGTAGCAGGACTAATGATTTTACTACGCTCACTGTCCCTTGTACGATCTTCCGCGCTCCAAACTCCATAGTATATCCTTTCATATTCATCCCACTTGGTTTCATAATTAGTATCCCTCCAGTCTCTCCACCTGTCACAGTGTTCAACTACAAACGATACTATCTCTTTATCACTCTGAGTTACTTCTTCTTCCTCTGATGTGAATTCTGTTTCTCGGTATTGTTCAGCCATATTTAATATCCTGATATAATGTCTAAGGGTTCGTAATCATCAAAATCATCTTCAAAGTATACTGCTGCATTAGCTATGTGAGCTATTAGACTCACTGAATCAACCATGTCATCATGCACACCAGTAGTAGGAAAGTTAAGTAACTCATCTTTAAACTCTCTTACCCAGTCACCATCACAGAGTTCTACTTGCCTGTGTTCAAATCTACCTTGCAATGCGCCTACAACTCTGTCTATCTTACTCTTATTGCCTAGTTTTATCTCTTCTATTCTGGGATACACATTTTGCTTTAACATCATCTCTGTTAAGTAAGGCAGTAATGCTCTCATTAGAGAACCTTTTTCTATTCCAATTACTTGAATGCCGTATAATTGGACATGACTTAGGATTCTCTCGCATACCTCTTTTATATCCCACCTTCCTGCATCAACCTTATCTACCCACCACTTGTTGTCATCTCCTACTTTGACAATAGCTATAGACGTTTGGTCTAGGTACTTCTTTTTGTTGCTGGCTTGCTTTGATACGTTCTCAAAACCTGCCAAGTCAACAGCCATGTAGTAAGTACCATACTCTGGCTCATCGTCTTTATCTTTTACTATTACCCAGTCTTCTTTAAATATCTCTGACTGTGGTGCTTCAAAACTAGCCATGAACTCCTGCCTGTATGCAAACGTAGACATGGTGTTCTTTGCTATCTCAATCTCTTCTTTATCTAGCAGTGGGTTATCAAAGCTAGTAAAGTGCCAGGACTTCCAGTCTTTAGTCTCTGGCTTACCACTCTGTCCCATCTTATAGATGTCGTAGAAGTGATTACGTCCCTTCGGTGTACCTATAAATATACAGTGACCCTTCAAGTCAGCTAACGCTGGTCTAAGAATCTGTTCAAACACTGTAGGTTTAATATCTGCATACTCATCGAGTACAACAAACTTTAAAGCTACACCTCGCATTGTCTCTGGTCTATCTGCTCCTTTTAACGATATGATAGAACCATTAATCAATGTTAACTGCATATTGTTTACATGGCTATTTGCTATGACCGGATTACCTAACTCCAGTAGCTGTTGCCACATAATGTCCCTAGCCTGTTGCTGAGTAGGGGCTACATACCAAACATGACCCTTATCAGCCTCTAACGCAGACACTATCAGTCTCCACGCAGCCATTCTACTCTTACCTGTCCTACGACCAGCAGCTATGACCTTAAATCTAGCTGAATCAGTCCAGACCTCCTGTTGCCAGGGAAGTAAACTAATCTTCAGGTCTGACATCCGTTAGCCTTCTTTAGTTTCTACCGAATAATCGGTACTCTGAACAGTCTCAAACTCTACATCAGTTACTTCTTCTTGTTCTAAAACTTCAGCTTGCTTATCGCCTACCATTGATATCTGAATGTTGACACTGCCTCTACCTGCATCCTTACCCTTTTCAAAATACGACATAGGTAATACACGGTCAATACACATTTTAAGACACGCTACCTGATCTTTATCGTCATCATCAAGTGCTTTCTTAATGATTGTATTAATAACTGTCTCGCCACTAGTAGCTAATAGCCTTGCATGAAACTCTTTAATCCTAGCCGTTTCTCCTGGAGGACGACCAACCTTATTTCGTTTCTTTTTTGCTTCAACTTCAGTCTTTCGAGGTCTACCACGACCTCTTTTTACAGGCTTAGAGTCTTCAAGGGACAAAATGTTTATCCTTTTAGTACTGTTTAGTAACTATTAGTAACTATTAATATCTATACAGATATTTGACGTTATTTATATCAATATTTAACTAGAATGAATATAGTGTTGTCCGAATGTGCTGTATAGTGGGTTGATTCTAGCATACTTTTAGCCCTTTGTCAAGTCCTTTTTTATTCTAAATGGACGCTATCTAGTTATATATCATAAACCATTAATTCTAAATGTCTTTTTTCTACATAGTTACTCTTTAATTTATGTAGTATTATGCCTATTTTAGCTCTTTTTTGTATCTGTTAAGGTGCTCTACGGTCGCTACCGGTGTTGTTGGCACTCCCCCCATGTCTTTACAGGTCTTATATAAGACATAAGAGTACTCTTGTATAAGACTACTCAGTTATAAGAGTGATTGCACAGTCGGGAAAGTGTGTGGCGTTTGTGTACCCTTTAGCCGACAAAATATAGTCTAGGTCGTACTGTAAAAAACAGAGAGGGGGTGTGGTATAAATGACACAGTCCTGGCCCGGGTGTGGTAGGAATGATACACATGCCCTCAGAGGCTCTCAGAGCGCGTCTAATCGATTTTAGCGGTTTTGGGTACATTGGTATTGCCGACATGCCGATCGTCAAATTCCTTATAAATCAATAACTTACATCGTCACACAATCGCCACAAATTGCCACACAATCGCCACAATTTAAGCTCGACTTTGCCACAGTTACTTATTAATATATAAGTGTCGGTAGCGTAACGACATAACCAATATAAGGAATAGCATTATGGAAAAGCAGATAACACTAAAAAAGAAAACCGAAGAAAAAGATTCTATCGAGTGGCGGTTCGTGTGGTCTAAAAAACTAGCGGATGATTGCCAAGAAAAGCATTTAATTACTATTGACGAATCAACCACAGAGTCGCATTTGGAGGTTTGGGTCGAAGATGCGCAATCTGATGAACTTATCGACCATGGAACCGTAGCCGTCAATACTCGCGGGAAGGTAAGACATTTATATTGGTTAATGGAGTCAGTATCTGATTGCTTACAAGAAATGGGATTCAAGGCTAACTGATGATGGCTTGATTAGCCGAAACCGTCCATGTTAGTATCGGGCGGTATTAGTCAAAAACACTAACGAAAGGGAAGCAAATGATTGACCGATCAGATTGGATTAGATACCACGCAACGAATGTGGAATATGCGCTTGATGTATCAGTATCACCTAGTGCAGATTTAGACGGCACGGTTTACATGGCATATTGTCACGATGAAGACGAATATATAAAGATAGACGCTTACGCTTTTGAATGGGAGTTAGCACAATGATACGATTATCTAAAGCCTCAAAAATGCCGTGTCGGTCGTGGTCTTTGGAAGCATTAACAACATGTCCGGCTTCAAAAAAATCTAATGGCGAATTAGTTGACGCTTGCAAAGGCTGCTACGCAACAACAGGCAATTACAGGTTTCCGAATGTCAAAGCACCACGCATAGAGAATCAAAAGGATTGGAAGCGTTCGGAGTGGGTGGCGGATATGGTGCAACAATTAGATAATGATCGCTATTTTAGATGGTTTGATTCCGGTGATATGTATTCCCTACGTTTAGCCGTTAAGATCTATGAAGTAATGAAGCTCACGCCGTGGGTTAAACATTGGATACCAACACGCATGCATAAGTTCGCTAAGTTCAAGACGATCATTGAGCACATGAAGGCATTGCCAAACGTATCAGTTAGATTGTCAAGCGATAGCGTCACGGGCGAATATGAAGCGCACCACGGGAGTACAATCATTCCCGAAGGTAACACCATTCCCGAAGGCGTATCGGCTTGTCATGCTTACGAGAATAACGGGAAGTGTGGGACTTGTCGCAAGTGCTGGGATAAATCTATTCCGGTAATTGGATACATTGCGCACGGTAAGAAAATGCAGAAAGTCATTAACATAGCGAAAGGGTAAACAATGAGACATATCGAAGATTTAGAATTTGAGTTGAGCGCGTGTTTAGATCGTGCTAGAAAAATTAAAGATGTAGCACTTGAAAATGGTTTATTGTTTTCACTACTCACACTAAACGAACTAGAAAAGACATTGAAAGAAGGGGGCGAAAATGAGTAGTACTTGCGACTTATGCGGGGAACTCGAAGACGAACGAGCACTACACATCTACCGTAACGGGTGGCTGTGTAGATCGTGCGAGGGTTACTGGACTGACGAAGAGTTAAATCAAAAGGGTTTTATTAACGACGATGAAAGGGGAGCAAATGAAAAATCAGATTGTTAGTCTATACGATTTCACGGGTGTAACTGTCGAACCATGGGCGCGCGCAGGGTATGAGTGTTTCTGCTATGACATACAACACACTGAAGAGGGCGAAACAGTCCACTACGATGGCGGGGGAAGCATCACCAAAGCTAAGATGGATCTGCAGGAAACCATGTTTTTTAATAAGGACGATAAGGGCTTCGAGTTCTACCCGTTTATATTTAAATTGTTGAAACGTCACAGTTACAAAACACACATGGTGTTAGCGTTTCCCGTGTGTACTGATCTAGCGGTCTCGGGTGCGCCACACTTTAAGTTCAAAGCAGAAAAGAATCCTAATTTTCAGATAGAAGCCACTAATCATGCGAAAGCGTGCGCTATGCTTGCGTCATTGTTGGAGGTTCCCTTCATGGTAGAGAATCCTGTTAGCCGGTTAGCTACGTTATGGAGAAAGCCGGACTATTGTTTTCAGCCTTTCGAGTATGGTCAATACATACCGGAGTCGGAGGCAGATCACCCACTGTATCCTAACTACATCGCGCCTCGTGATGCGTACTCGAAAAAAACGTGTCTGTGGACTGGCGGAGGTTTCAAGATGCCTAAGAAAAAGCCGGTGGACTGTGAGTCATTCGGAAGCAGTAGACAGCACCGGAAGTTAGGTGGTAAGTCTATGCGCACCAAGAACATACGAAGCGCTACGCCAAGAGGATTTGCGAGGGCGGTATACGAGGCTAACAAAGCGGAGGTAGCATCATGAAAGGGATGATTTTTCTGTTGTCATTGTTAGCACTGGCACACATGGGGATTATGTTTTGGATGTGGTCCCATGCTATCTGACGAACAACGCCAAAAGAGGCGTGAACAGTTGATGAAGAAACATCGTAAAGCGCGGGGAGGTTTTGTTTACAATAATCAAGGACGGTTGCGTACCTTGTATGATTTGTATAGGATTGATCCTGCACTAGATTTATTTTTATTCAAACCAAAGAAAGGAAAGTTAAAATGAGTTTACTTACACGAATGCCAAAGCATGGTGATTGTTTCGACCGAGGATCAGCAGACGCATACTACGGGAGACCGTACAGCCCACACTGGTATCCAAATGGTACGGGTAAAGGTATTAGGATTGAAGAAGCTGACATGACCCCCGAAGAGATAGCAGAATACACCGAGGGTTATGAGAATGAAACCGAGAGAAAGGACTGGGGCTAATGATTAAATCATGCGAGGAGGGTAAACAATGAGTAACGAATACAACGATTCAAGGCTCGATCAAATTACTGACGATGTGCTGTCCATGAGTCACGAGGAAGTATGTCAGTATCTCGGACAGTATAGGAGCCTCAATCAAGACGATGCTTACGATAGGCTGATTGTTCTGCGGTACGAGGACGATCAATACTGGGCGAACGAATGAGGTGCGAGAGTTGCGACGGGTTGCTGTCGGATTATGAAGCGACCCGTAAAAATTTACGTTTAGAATTCGTCAGTTTATGTAACGATTGTTTGTCGAGTAGTGATCTTGACGATGTGTTCATGCTCGATAGACCCGATTTAAAGCACGCTGACGACGATCTAACGTATACCGAAGGGGTAACCTACCCTGATGACATTACAACGAAGCCTGGAGGCTCTGATGAACTCTGAGAGGGATATACAAACTGTTTACGAAGTGTTCCGAGACGGTAAGCCTAAGTATCAATTGTTTTGGACAAACCACACCAAGCGTTTCCTGATTGATGGTAAGATTGTTAGCGAGAAGACTTGGACTAATCAACTGAAAAAGGACAAAACATGAGTCAAGAAGAATACGAAGCATCTGCGGAAGAAGCCCACTACTTTTCAGTCCTTTCTGAAATGGTGGATCTGATGTTAGAACACGGTACTGAAAGAGTCTTATCAGACCTATTGGAATTAACTGTACAGTCGGAAACTATTAAG